TTTATTGGCACACTGTTTATTGGTGGGTTTTTGTTTATGTGTGTGATGGCTATAAGAGGCTGTAAGGGTTTTTAGCAAAGAGGCAATCAATGGCCGGTAAGGTTATTGTCAATATTTCACGGAGGAATACAAAGGTGGCATTACCTAACTACCTGTAATATAACAGATTTATTGTCAACATTTTCCAAAGGAGTTGATTGAGTGTGGCTGAAACTGACAGCAAACCGGCACAAAAGACAGAAATACGATGGCGGGGCAAGCAACGTCAAATATTTGAATATATTATTGATTTAGATGTTCAGAGCCTAAAAGTTGATGCCATAGCTGAGTATGTGGGTTTAAGTAGAAGGCAAACATATAGATATTTAACTCCTGAATTATGGAGAGAAGCCCTTGATTTTCGCCGTAGCCAATATGCCAAACTATCAATTGCTGTAGATATGGGATTAGTAAAAAAAGCTGCAAAAGGTAATGCGGCAGAAGCAAAATTATATTATCAGAAATTTGAAAATTGGAAAGAACCAAAAGCTCCAATGGAACTTACTGGCAAAGATGGGGGGCCAATAAAAACAGGAATCACTTTTACTGATGGCCTCAAGCAAGTCAGAGATCAAATGAAAGATAACCCAGAAGAAGAAAAACGCCTCTTAGGGGAAGTGATAGATGAATGAAAGAAGTAGAATTCGCCTATTTAGCAGCCGACCATTTTTGTGTTTTTCCCAAACTGGCTTCTGGGTATAGAATTCCAAAGCATTCAAAATATTTGGCGGACGAAATACAGGCGGCGATTAAATGGCAAAATGATCCAGTAAATAGGCATAAACGATATAAGGTTTTTATCGTTTCCGGCCCACCGAGGCACGGCAAGAGCGAACTTATTTGCCGGCACGGCCCAGCTTGGATATTGGGGAATTATCCCAAAAAATTAATAATTATTGCGGCCTATCAAGCCAATTTAGCCGAAAAGCACTCCCGGCGGGCCCGGGCATTATTTGAGAAATGGGGGCCGATACTTTGGGAAACCTATCCCAGTAAAACAACATTTGCCGGGGGTGATTGGGAAACAGATCAAGGAGGTGGAACTAAAGCAGTCGGGATAGAATCAGGTGCTAGTGGTTATGGGGCTAATGTTCTTTTTATTGATGATTATCATAAAGATTCACTTTCTGCCGAATCAAAGCTTCAAAGGGATAATGTTTGGGATTGGTGGCAATCATCAGCAATTGAGCGACTTCACCCAGCAGGTATTGTAGTTATTTACGCCGTCAGGTGGCATGAGGATGATTTAGTTGGGAGGTTATTAAAGCAGGAAAAAGAGCTTGAGGAAGAATGCCCATTTGAAATAATACATATAAAGTTTCCAGCTCTAGCAGAAGAAGATGATGTTTTAGGCAGAAAGCCCGGAGAGGCTCTATGGCCTTGGTGGAAAGACGAAAATATATTAAACAAAATAAAGACTGGAGTTGGCCCATATCTTTGGGCGGCTGAATTTCAAGGACATCCAAGGGCACGAGGCGGGACACTTTTTAAGTCCGAATGGTTTCGCTACTGGACACGGGATAGCCAAGGTAATTATCTTTGCTGGCGTGAGGGACATGATGAGGCTATTATTGTCAATAAATACGATTTAACCATTCATGCCTATATTGATCCCGCGCTTGAAACAAAGACGATGAACGACCCTACCGGCATGTTGGCATGGGGATATTCAAGAAAGCACAAAATTTGGCTCTTACTGGACAGAATAAATGAGAGAATCGAGCATACAAAGGTTTTAGAGAGAATAAAAACTTTTGCCCTTAAAAACTTAGCCTCTAGCATCGGGATTGAGAATGAAAAGCTTGGCAAAGTCTTGGTTAAGCAATCGGCAGGAAACGATGCTGTTGGTGGTAGAAAAATTGCTTTTAAGGAAATCCCCACTGGTGGGGTTGACAAATACGCCAGGGCTACCACAATGGCTAATTACTTTGAGTGTGAGCGGGTTTTCCTGTCGCAGGGTGCTATCTGGTTAGCCGAGTATGAAGATAGCCTTGTGGGCTTTCCCAGAGCTGCACACGATGAAGATGTAGACTGTACCAGCATGGCAGAGAACATGGAAAGCAAAAGCGCATTAGAGGATTTGCTGAGGAAGAGGAGGTAAATAAGATGAAAATGGATTGGCTTATCATTGTAACATTATGCATAGCTTCCCTTGGTCTTGTAGTTGCTATTTGGTCAATTATTGATACAAGGAAAAAGTCTTTGGTTCTACCAAATAAATATCCAAAGCCATCAATACCGAATAAATGAGGGGATTTTTATTATAATGGCTACAAAATTATAAGGAGAAACTCATGGGAGTTCCAACAGAAATTGATTATTTTGCGTGTTGTTTTACAAAGTCCTATATGAGATCAGTTTTTGGTAATCGCAGGAACTATACCAAATTTAGAAATATCCATAACAGGATAGCCTTAGAACTTGTGTGCAGAGGATTATTTGTCTAATGGCAGCAAAATCATATTTTAGGGGTTGGCCTATTGTTTGGATAGGCAATAAAGGCGATAAAGAGACCCGTATTAAGGCTATCCATTCTTGTGATATAGACAGAATGTCAGAGGAAGAAAGAACTTGTTTAGATGGACATTGGATATATGAAGATACAGGTGAAAGATTACCCGCAACTGGTGGGGAAATACGTCCCTGCAAGAAGTGTGGCAAATTATTTCCGTTAGGTGAAGGTGATCCGTGTTTAGGGGTGTTGCCAGGTGTAAACAGTGCTTGTTGTGGGCATGGAGTAAGTAAAGCATCTTATATTAGATTCATAAACGGAATGGTGATACAGGGATTTACTGATAAAGGTAAAGGTTTACCACCAAAGAAACTGGCTGAGATGCCAGAGTTTGATCAAGCAATCCATATCTTACAAGGGATAATGGCAAAAAGGATTCTACGGCGTGATTATCCTGCGGGGTGACCAACCCACAAAACTATGCCAACAATACGCCCTGGGGATGTAAAGATAAAGAGCCGATAAATAATGTGCTCACGTTGTAATTCATCAAGAGTAAAAGTTATATATAAAAATTCCCAAGGTGACATAATAAAGTGTCATAATTGTAGACACGTATGGATTGAATATCATATTACGTTAGGACTAAAAAGATGCCAGATAAACCAAATGCGTTATTAACAGCAATTAAGCGAAAAATGGATGGATGGGTAAATACCGCCAAAGGCTTTGGCACAGACAAAGACCCACGCAATAAAACTACTTTTCAGCCTGGTGCTCTTGTTACTAGACCAGAAGCTGAAAGTCAATTGGAACATAATTGGGTATTCCGCAAAATTATAGAAACTATTCCCAGGGATGCGGCAAGGGAAGGCATAACTCTGAAGATTCCTGATGATCAGGACTTAATTACGGATGTTATGGCTCGCATGGAAGGCTTAGCGGCTCCAACCAGCATTCAAGAGGCTCATACGTTAAGTCGCCTTCACGGTGGCTCTATTATCCTTGTAGGTGCGTTAGACGGTGGCAACCCGGAGGAACCACTTGATGAAGACAACATAAAAACTATTAAGTTTTTAACAATCCTTGATCGGTGGGATATTCATCCACACAAGTTTTATAATGACCCACTATCTCCAGACTTCGGCCAACCCTCGACTTATAAAATCCAAGCCCGCCAAGTAGGGCCAGGAACTACCCCGACCAATATAAACCGGGAGGTTCACGAAAGCAGACTAATTAGGTTTGATGGCGACTATCTAACAACCTTTGGGCGTACTAAAAATTTCGGCTGGTATGCTTCCATTTTGCAGGTGCTAAGGGAACCGTTGAAAGACTTTGGGGTTGCGGTTGGATCGGGAAGTCAACTGCTTCAAGATTTTATAACCAAAATTTTAAAAAGCGGCAAATTAATGGAATTATTAGCTGGAGATGATGATCAACTAAGCTTATTTAGGGCTAGGGTTAATTTAATGGCTGAAAGTCTATCTCAGATTGGGGTATTTCATATAGGAGATGAAGAAGATTTTACAAAAATCCAATCTCCAATCAGAGGCTTTGTTGAATTAATGACTAAGTATGAAGAATACCTAGCGGCGCCTACTGGCATTCCACGTACAAGGTTCTTTGGACAGCAATTAGGCAAGCTGTCCGGGGCAAGTGAAACCACCAAAGAATATTATGATCATATCCGCAGCGTTCAAAAGGAAAAGCTATCCAAGCAAGTAAGGAGATTAATCCGATTATTCCTCTTGGCTAAAGATGGGATCAGAAGTGGAAAGGAACCGGAAAGCTGGTCTTTTGAGTTTAATCCCTTGTTCCAGGAAACATCCGAACAAAAAGCTAAAAATCGACTTACCCAGGCTCAAACAGACGAATTAAATATTCAGAACAGCATAGTCACCGCACTAGAAGTAAGGGATAGCAGGTTCGGCCCGGAAGGCGGATTGGACGAAACTGTTCTTGATGAAACGCAGTCAGCACTTTTGAAGGAATTTAACGAGCCAGTGGAGGGAGAGGATGATGGTTGAGAGAGAACCAATAAAATGGAATAGCCCAGGGGAAAGCTCAATTCAGGATGATTTAAGAGACGCTCCCCAAAATCAAGCTACTGTTGATGAAAAGTTCAAAGGACAACCTGGCCCAAGCTGGGTAGTTTCTCCTACCATGTATAAATGGTTAACGGAGGGGGAAAATTGAACAATATCTTAATCGACTTATTTGATGCAGAACATACCGAAGCGGAGCTTCGTGCAGATAAGCGAGAAAAGCAAACCATAATTATTTCTAAAGAAGTTGCCAAGAGCGCTGGGGATGCCCGTAAAATGGCTATGGAATTTATCAGGAAAAACGAAAGCTTAAAGGCAGTTGACGAAACTGGTAATAGTTTCAGGTTCAGGGTACGGGAACCCGGGAGATTTGCTAAAGGATCATTTAGAACATTCCAACCAAAAGGCAAGCCTGGGGTGTCAATAGTTTTTGGAGAGCTGAAGTGAAATTATTTACTGTAGACTTTAAATCTATGTTTCCAGTACCATCTTGCTTGATTATACGGGCCGAAAATATTGAAAACGCTAAAAAAATAGCACACAAAACAATAACCCACGCCAAAATAAATGATATAAAAGAGATTGAATTGGACGGAGAGGGTGTTGTTATTTATTTAAGTGGTGATTATTAGCAAAGGAGAGTTAAGCTATGAAGGTGAATAACCATAAATTGATTCAATCTAAGCTTCTGACCAATACTAGAATATGGAATATGGGGAGAACGTGGCGTACAGGCGCTTGTATGCAGTCAGCCAAACAGGAGTAAGGCTGAGGGGGCAAAGATTATATGCTTTCACTAAAGATTTAAAATAAAGGAGATATGTCATGTCAAAGAAGAAAGATGAAAACAGTGACAAGATAAACGTACGGGCAACTATTATATCCGAAGGCTTAAATTTGCGTGCGTTTATTAAGCTTTTGCGGAAAGACAAAACATTGGCCGACCTTGATCGTCTGAAAGTATATAATGCAGAACGTGAGCCAATTACCCAAGTTAGCGAAATAAGCACAGGGCTTATTATTTCGTAAAGGTAAGGGGAGATGAAACAGATCAACATAAATCTCATACAAAAAACAAACCAGGAAATTGATGACCTGTTTTGGAGCGAGGTTAAAAAAGCTTTTGCGGAGGATACTTGCCCTGAGATTTATCTAAACGCCAAAGGAGTCGACTTTAACCAGAAAGGATTCGTATATTTACGAAAGCAAATCTTGATATTAGGTCAGCTCCAACAGGCAGGAGCCACACTACATTAATGCCCTTGAATCGCTGTCAATCAAATAATAAGCCAGGCTGGAAGTGGGGTGGTGCTGGTAAATGCTTTATCGGCAATAATGCCCGTCAGATGGCCGTAGCGCAAGGCAGAGCCATTAAGGCCAGCCAACCCCGGAGTGATGCGGCAGAAGATAGACAGCGGCTTACCAGGCAGCGTATAGAGATGTTTAAGTCCGTAGGGGTACGGTTACCCTCCGGGCGCAAGAAACCGCCAAAGCAAAGGGGCACAATAGCTTTAGAGATTGATTATTTTAAAGAAATAATGCAGTTGCTTGGCCCGGTATTTGAAATTGTTAAGGAGATTTTAATTCCCAACCTCCCTGACTTGGTTGCTAAGCACAAACAAGAAATCAGGCTTGACCAAAGCTTCGGGGAGGATTTAACGAAAAACTTTGGTGATATTCAAGTTCAAGTTGGTCAAATAGTTACCGAAAATAGAATAATTGAAACCGCCGCAAATGCCGGGATTAAAAC